ATGAAGGCGTGAAAGGCTATAGTGGTGAAGTATGAAAAAGGATTTGATGCTGCATCAAAATTATATTTTTTATTTTTAAGAGCAGAATACATTTTAATGAGAGCGTCACCTATCATGTCATCTTTATAGGTATAGTTAATAAATGATCCGTTGTAGCTTAAACCATAGGCTATTTTTTTAATAATTTCTGCTAAATCATCTGTCATGATGTCAGAGTCATAATACGCTTTAAGCGATGTTTTAAATTCTTCCGGATCAACGTAGTAGTTCTCTTTCGACATAAATGTATTGTATACAGAGCTTTAAGGTAATCAAGATAGTTTAACTTGCTTATCTGTAAATTTTATCTGTTCTTTGTTGTATATTTGTTTTCTTTTTTCGCTATGTTTAGATCCATAATGCAGATTATCGGATAGATCCAATATTATCAGCTTTTCTTTACCTTCATGCAGACGTAATCCTCGACCTATTGACTGTACGGTTCTAATAAAGGATTTACCTCCTGCTGCAAATATAATATTATGTAGATTCTTAATATTTACACCTGTACTAAAAATAGCACTAATAGCTATACATATAACATTATTGTTAGTTTCCATTAGTTTCTTAATACGATCTCTCTCCTCTACCTCTACCTCACCTCTTATAAAGAATACTTGATGTGAGTTATTATACTTATTAAAGAGGTCTAGTAGAGCTTCACCATGAACTATATGATTAACCAATATAAGTGTATTATTTTTTAATTTAAAGCTTAATGAGGTAATGAAATTATTTCTATTTGTATTATTGTATATAAACTCTAACTCATTTCTATATTCATTATCTGTTGTTTTAGGTATAGACTCAGAATAAGATAGGTTCAGTATTTTTACCTCTACGTTTGTGAGAAAGTTTTCAATTCTTAAATTATAACTACTCTTCTCATATATAACTGGACCGAGCTTACCTATTATTGACCACTTATCGAATTGATCTTCTGGCAGTGTACCGGTAAACCCATATCTGTTATGAGTCTTAATTTTACCTATTATTTTGCTTATTTTATTATCTGATTTTATTTTATGACATTCATCTACAACTAAAAGATCTACAAACCGTATCCAATCATTATCTTCAAACTGACTCTGTAAGATGCCTATATTACATATAATTACATTAGATGTAAAATCGCACTTGTTGCTACCTGTCCATTTAGATATTTTGAACGTGGTACCGCATGCTATAAATTCATCATATGTTTGCGACACTAACCCTAAATCTGGAACTATAACTAAACACTTGAATGTATCTTTATTTTTTGAGTTTCTAAAATAGTTCTCAATTAAAGCGGCTGTAGTAAGAGTCTTACCTGCCCCAGTACCTAAAACGCAAGTACCGGTTCCAATCTTAATAGCTTTTTGTATTACTTCTAGTTGATAATCTCTCAACTTATGAGTAAACTCTGTGAATATATTAATATTATTATTACAGTTAATTAAATCACTTAATGATTTGCTTATATTAACTTCAATAGGTATTTGATTATCTATCAAATACTTACGTATCTCCCAAAAGAGACCTAAGTCGCACTGACCTGTAGGTGTAATTGCATACTTTCTTAAAGGTATAAATTTATTTTTACGTCTTAAAAACTTAGCGTTAGGATTTTCAACTGAAAAATACTCTCTAACAGCGCTAAAGAGCTCACCTTCACACTTAAAATTGAGCTTATTCGTATTGGTGTTGTAATTAAACTGTATCAAAGCTGTTCTAATCGATTAAGTTCTACAATATTTTTTATCTCCCAGTGCATGCTCGACATTATTTTTTCTACCTTTTCTAAGTACTCTATAATAAAGTCATATTCTTTAATAGAGTCATTAATATTTTGCATTTCATCTAAAGAATCAGCGGCTGATTCTGCAGTTGTCTGAGTAAGCTTAACCGGCGAATCTTGCATAATTTTTTTAACTAGGGCAGCTTTAAGTAATTTACGTTTTTTAAGCAAGCGACTATGTTCAATTTTTGCATCAATTAAACGCGCTACCCAGAAATGCTTTCTAGAAGGTAACTTAAGCTGCACCTCCTTAATATTAAAATCATTAATAATCAAATCACTACCGATTTCTTCTTTATATCTTTTTAGCAATTCCACAGAATTATTATAAATACTTATAATAATGAAATCAACTGTAACATTTAAAGAATATTTTTATAAAATATATGAAGATGTTACTGCAGGTAGTGCTTTAGGTGGAACTGCAGGATTTGATCCACAGAGCGGATCAATAAACAGTAGTGATTTCTACGCACCTGGCGATACGCGCATGCCTAAAGGCAGTAAGATTATACAGACGCGTGGTAAACCAATAAAGATAAAAAAGCGTCGTAAGAGAAAAAAATAATGGATTTGGGACACTGGGAAACAGAGCTTGTATATGAGTGTACTAAAACACCGTTTGGGTTTATTTACGAAATCACTTGTCTAGCTAACTCTAAAAAATATATTGGTAAAAAGCAATGTATATCACTTCTTAAGAGGAAGCCTCTTAAAGGTAAAAAAAATAAAAGAATAGAGGAGAGAGAAACAGACTGGCGTATATATACTTCTTCCTCGCGCGAGTTAAATGAAGATATAATTAAGTACGGAAAAGATAAATTTAAATTTCAAATAATTAAGTGGTGTTATTCAAAATTTGATTTAGCTTATAATGAAGCTAAAATACAGTTCGAAAAGGAAGTATTGTTAAAAGATGAATACTACAACGGAATCATCAATCTACGAGTCGGTCGACCAAAAAAGCGTACTATTTAACAATACACATATTATAGACCTCTCTTCAATTATTAAGGAGACAGTGAATTATATAAAAATTCTTGATTTGCAGGATCGAGATATACAAAGATTATTTTTACATTATTTTATACTAAACACGTGTGAATGCTTGAAGCAAACTAAAACCATAAAATATATACTTTACCTAAATTTATTACTACCGCAAATAAATGAAGTTGATTATGATATATGTTTATCTCTTCTAATTAAAGCTCTTAAAAGCTTACAGATATCTTATATAGAGTATCCATCAGATTTAATAACATTTTTTGATAAGCTTATCAAAAAATCGGATTATGAATTAATACTCTTTGAGACAAAGAATATAAAAACGAGAAACAAAAAATCTTTTATTAAATTTAAAAAATTTCTCAAGCAAAATGGATTAAACTTTCTACATGATGCATACTTTATAAAACCTTCTAATAAAATAATACTTTTTAGATAAATATAAGTATGGATAAGTTTCTTCAAATAATAGAAAGTCATACGCCTGAGAAGGATATTGATAAACTAACTCAAGCAAAGAACGAACTAGTTAGTTTTTTTTATGAAAAGGAAATTAAAGCGCAGCCGAAAGTTTTCAAAGATGTGATAGAAATATATGCTAATGATAAAAAATATATATTAAAATTAGTAGATGTTATATCGATAGAATCGGAAGATGCTGAATCATCAGACACATCAGATATAATAGGAATGACTGCTAGAATAGCTCAAGGAACTAGTGAAAATGCTCCTAAAGCTAGAAATATTTTAAAGAGATTTCAAAGTGTAGAGGGCCCAATTATTATGAAGGCTGACAGAAGAGTAAAGGAAATAGAAAGAAAAGCTTATGAGAACCCTATCAATTATTAACAAACATTTAAAAGCTCTTAATGAGCAAGATGCAGCTCTACCCGATGAGTTACCTCAACCTCAGCCTGATGCATCAGCTACTCCTGATAGGTCAGTATCTGCAATAGGTGATACAGGAGGTGAATCTTACCTAATAGATCTTGCAGTAAATGCATTTATATACGGCTCTCAGCCAGGTAAGCCAACAGAGTCAGAGTTAAAAATGGTTATAGAAGCTTATAAAGCTTTTAAGGAATCTGAACCAAACAAAGTTGCAGCAACACTTGAAGAAATAATGAAGCTAGGCAACAGCGGCGATGTAACTGTATCTAATCTTCTAACTGATAGTTAAAATATGCAATGGAATTTAGAGAAACTATATGAAACCTCTGTACAGGGTGTTAAAGTTCCGAAGCTAGATAGATTAAAGATTTTAGGGGAAGACGTAGCTTTATATAGAAAAGAAGGGGAAAATTATACTCTCGTAGGTAATATTGATAATGAGTTTTATAATAATACGCTATCAAAATATATAAAAATAGGATCTCCTGATTCAGCTGAAATTCGTAAGTTAGTATGTAATATATTGAGTAAAAATCGAGGATGCACACCAGATAATTTGAACATTTTTCAAAGTTATACAATGGAGGGTAATTTTACCCTAGATTCAGAAGTACAAATCAAAAGCGAAAGCGTACTTCATAAATGTGTCTCAGAAAACACTGGCATAATGTTAGATGAGTTTTTAAAAATATCTTACGGTAACGTAGAGGTGTATAATCAATACTTTAATGATGCGTGGACAGCAGTACCGTCATCAGCAGTTATGGGAAGAGCTGGAGAAGGAGAACTATTCTTAGCTTTTTTCTGCAACGGTAGTAAGCCAGAAAAAGGGGATTTAAGAGTAGGTAGCGAGGATATAGAAATTAAGGGATTTAATGGTAGATTATACAAGAGTAAAAAGATTGATACGTCAAAATCTATAGAGATTCTTAGCAAACCTAATTATGAAAATGAACATGAACTCCTTAAAGAACTAGCGATAGCTATAGGTATATTTGCTGGAACAGACTCGTATAAATCAGAAATATTTAATTTAATATCTCAACCTGAAATTAAACCTGAAGTAATCTCTAATTATAAAACATATCAACTTAAAAAAAGGCTTCCAAATTTTAATATATTAATAAAAATAGCGGGTATAGTTCAGTTACTAGCTTATAAAGAATCACAAAAGTTTGATTCAATCCTATCATTTAATAATAAGATGTCAAAGGGAGTTTGGTTACAGTTCATAAATTTTAAAGATATCAATAGTTTAGCTGATATGTATAGTAGAGTTGAGAGTTTACCAAGTATTTTACGTACTCAGCTTCGTACAGACGGATTCGGATTTAGTTTAACAATTACACCAAGATAATGAAAACATTTAAACAACACTATCAACTAATGTTAGAGTTCTTCGATGCTATCGATGGCGCAGTCAAGCATATTGATCATTTAGAGGAAAATATTCTCAACAAGGGAAAACAAGGTGTTATTGAAGCACTCGATCAGATAGAAGCCTCTATATCATATTTTGTTGATGAGTCAGACTACGTTATAAGCACAAAGTTTGACGGTAGTCCAGCTATAGTTGCAGGCATCGACCCTAATAATAAATTCTTTGTAGCTAGTAAATCAGCATTTGCAAAAAATCCAAAGATAAATTATACAGAAGAAGATATTCAACGTAATCATGGACATGCTCCCGGGCTAGTGGAAAAACTCACCTTAGCGTTGAGATATCTTCCTTCATTAAATCTCAAGGGCATATATCAAATGGATTATATGTTCGACAATAAAATAAAACAATTTGAGACACCGTCTAAAATCGATGGTGTAAAAAATGAAAATAAATTTATTACCTTTACACCGAATACTATCAAGTATGCTGTATCGCCTGATAGTCCATATGGAAATGAAATTTTAAATGCAAGGATAGGAGTTGCTATTCATATTGAGTATATGATACAAAATGGTATACTTAAGGTTAAAAAGTATACCACATCGCCATCAGAAGTATCTCCATCTAAGACTGTTTTTGTATTTAATGTTCTTGCTAATAAGCCTAAAAACAGTCAAAGTAAGTTTGGTAAAATCTTATTAAATGATGTAAAAAAGAAAAGAAATACTGTCTTAAAATTAGCTGATAAGGTAAATTTTAGTGGTTTAGATAGTTATACCAGTTTACTTAAAACATATATTAATACAGAAATAAGATCAGGTAGGTTTCTAGAAGATACAGCAATATCAACCACAGAGTTCATTAACTACGTATCAGAGAGATTTGTAAAGGAGATTAATAAATTAACTAGCGAAAAAGGTAAAGGTAAAAAACAAGAAGAGATGAAGAAATCTATTTCTGAATTGAAAGGTCTTAGATCTTCTATAAAATATGCCTTTGAAATAACAAAGATAATCGCTAATCTAAAAAATAATCTAATTAAGATTTTTAACGAAATTACAAAAAACGATCTACTCGGAACTTACTTAGAGGAGGCTCCCGGTGTATGGCAGACTACAGCACCTGAGGGATTTGCGTTATCTAAAGTAGGTGATAAAGGTGCAGATATAACAAAGATGGTAAATAGACAAGAATTTAGCGCTGCAAATTTTGGTACTGGTAAACCCGGTACTACCCAAACCACATCGTCACAACTACAACCTGAAAATGAAATCATTTAAATATTTTTTCGTAGAGCAGAGCGCAAATAAAACTGCGGTTATAGCGTATGGCCGATATAATCCACCTACAATTGGTCATCAAAAACTAATAGATAAAATAAGCGAAATAGCATTTAAGCACAATTGCGATGGTATTATAGCACCATCCCACACGCAAGATAATATTAAAAATCCTCTATCATATACTGAAAAGGAAAAAATCTTACTCGAAATGAGTGATGGGCTGAATATAATAGATCAAGGAAAAACATTTATTGGATTATTGCAATTTTTACAAAACCAGGGATATAATTCTATTATCCATGTCGCTGGTAGTGATAGGATACCTGAGTTTCAAAAACTAGTAGAAACATATAACGGTAAACAGGATAAAAAAGGAGTAATACCGTTCAGTTTTGATAGTTATGAGTTTGTATCAGCAGGCGAAAGAGATCCAGATACCGATGGCGTTGAAGGAATGAGTGCATCAAAGTTACGACTTCTTGCACAGGAAGGTAATTTAGAAGCTTTCAAACAAGGCATGTCTAGTAAGGTCAATGACTCTCTAAAGGAGGAAACGTTTAATAAAATACGCGAACGCATTAAATAATGATATGTTTAAGAAGCAAGATCAAGACTGTCTAGCCAAAGCCTATCTTCAAATAAATGAAATGAACTTAGGTCCTGCTGCTATGGGTGTTCAGCCTGTAGGTAAGCCCGTAATAGTAACTATGGATATGCCAGGCGCTACAATGGAGATGGAAGACGACTGCGAGGATAGCTCTCATGAACATGATCCTAGTGAAATAGAAATGGCAGCAGCAGAATTACATAAAGTAGCAGAGTATGTACTAAAACTCAAAGATATCGTGCAACAGCAACCCTCATTGGAGGGTTGGGTGGCTGCAAAAATAACTAAAGCATCTGATTATATATCTTCTGTTTATCATTACTTAGAGTTCGAGCAAAGCGAAGGTAAATGTTGCAGCGATAATATCTACACCTCGATAGGTGTAGATAATCATTGCGCGTATGCAACTCAAGGGTGTACTTGCGGTGGTTGTAGCGAATGTCATTAATATGAAAACATTTAAACAGTTTTTTGAAAAAACAGTAATAGGGTTAATTGAGAAAATAACTCTTGATGGTGTAGGTGAAGTAGATGCAAAGATTGATTCAGGAAACGGCGCCTACAATGTATTACACGGTGAAGATGTAATGCGTCAAGGTAACAAAGTCACTTTCACCACTATTAACGGTAAGAGGCTGATAAAGGATATTGAAGATACAATAGCTATAAATGTTGGTGCAGGTAATGTTGAAGAAAGACCTGTAGTGAGATTCAGAATGAAATTTGCTGGTAAGCAATTCGATAATGTACCCTTTAGTATAGGTAATAGATCTACCAATGAATATAAAATACTAGTAGGTAAGGACTTTATTAAACAATTAGATGCGTTAATTGATATTGACTCTAACTTTATAGCTGATAGACAAATACAAGTAGATATTTAGTACCAGTAAGGCTTACTCCTCTTTGTCCAGTTAGCGAAATCTTTATCATATTTAATATATGATCTGTATTGCGATACGACATCTAAACTATTAAAGTTAGGCAGTTTACGACACTCGCAGTCTTGCGATATAGCTACGGTAAATGGTGTTAAAGATGTCTTTTCTATAGTTGTGTTGTGTAAATTTTTACCACACCAAACAATAAATTCTTTGGTGAAATGTTCGTTAGAATCAGGCCACCTGAACATTCTTTCTGAAAATTGCTCTAAAGTATGATTGACCAACCACATAAAGTTTTCTTTAGATTCTCTAGCCCAGATAGAGCATTGATGTTTAAAATAACCTTTACCCGATTTACGTGACTTTCCTGATTTTGTTTTTGGAGTAGAGTCGTGATTGAGTACTTCTTGTGGAAATGCATGAGCTAACATAATAGCTCCTTCTATCTGCATCTTTGATCTTACATGTTTATCGCAAAGATCCCGTGCTGCTAACACGGGATCTTCATTGGTAACGAAAATATTCATACCTAAGTATATAGGAGTTCCTATTTAGATGCCATATCAATAAACTTATAAAACTCTGTTCGAGTCTTTTCATCATCCATAAAGTCACCCGTAAGCTTTGAAGTAATCATAAAGCATCCTTCATGCTTAACTCCTCTATGACAAGCGCAAGTATGTTGAGCTTTAACGACGACGGCAATACCACGATTCTTTTCGCAAACCTTATCAATAGCTTCTGCTATTTGTTTAGTTAGACCTTCTTGGATTTGAGGTCTTCTAGCATAAAACTCTACAATACGATTTAGCTTACTCAAACCAATTACTTTACCATCCAGTGAGGGTATATACGCTACATGTGCTACTCCGGTGAAGGCAAGGTGATGATGTGAACAGAGTGACTTAACAGGAATATTACACTGAGCAATTACACCATCATAACCATCTGTTGGAAATGCCGTAACTGACGGAGGTTCATTATAACAACCTGATGCAATATCATTTACAAAAGCTTTCGCAACTCGCATAGGAGTATTAGACGAATTAGGATCGTTACGCCAATCAAACCCCAGAGCATCAAGATATTTTTCATATGCTTTAGCAGCGCGCTTAATTATTGTCTGCTTTTCTCTATCACTACGTGGCGCGTTACCGTTAGCATTAGGCAACTTAACTTCTTCACCGACATTCTCGATATCATCTAAATCTTCCATATTAGATATAATATACTAGGTATTTGTTGTTTTCAACTATAAATATACTATATGAGGATATACTCTCAAAAAGAGCTACTTGCAGAAGGATTTTTTGATAAGCTAATAAAAACTGGCAAAAAAACCGCTAAAGTTATGCAAACGATAGATCCTAAGGCTTCTGAACCCTTATTAAAGCCATTTAAGCAAACTAGAGATATTTATCGTTCTATTAACCCCGCTACCCCTGAGCTTGCAAAAGATTCACAAAGTGAGTTTGTATCTAGTTCAAAAACAGAAGCAGTAAAATTTGCGCAAAAAAACCCTAAAATAGTTAAAAAAATATTAGATACAGAAAAAGATTTCTATAATAGAGTGGTTGATCCGTCAAGTGTTTCTGTCGTTAATATGAAGCTACCCGATGGTAAAGCTATACAAAACATAATAGTAGTAAGTAAAGATATCGGATCTAAAGGAAAAACTTTTAAAAGGTACTTATACAGTAAGGAAGGCAAATTCTTAAAGAATTTATAGTTGATATTACATATACTCATATCATAATCGTATTATGAGTAATTATCAAAGTACTAAAGTTATTGAGTTAGGCTCTTGTGCATTTAGACAGTGGAGAGCTACACATTCACACTGTAGATTTCTTCATGGTTATCAACTTAAAGCAAAACTATGGTTTGGAGCTTCATCTCTAGATGATAAAAACTGGTGTGTTGATTTTGGCGGGCTTAAAGAGCTTAGAGCTAAATTACAGCACGTTTTTGATCATACAACTACTGTAGCTGCTGACGATCCTGAATTAGCTACATTCGAGGAATTAGATAAAAAGGGTATTATACAGCTTAGAGTTTTGGATAAAGGCGCTGGTATAGAAAGAGCTGCAGAGTTAGTTTTCA